AGACGACGCCATGGCTGTCTACCAAATGTTTGGCAGTCGTTATCCAGTCGTATCCGTGGACAGTGCAGGAGAGGCGGCAAGGCAGGTAGCCGAGCAGTTCGAGTACCTCAATAGCTTCGAGAACATCGTCGTCAACTTCGACAAAGACGAGGCCAAGGTCAATCCGCTTACCGGCGAGATTCGCTACCCCGGCCAAGAGGCAGCACTTGCGGTTGCTGGTCAGTTCGCCGTCGGCAAGGTCAAGAACCTACAACTTGCCGACGCCAAGGACGCTAACGACTACCTCGTCAAGGGATGGGCCGAGAAGTACGTCAAGGAATGGTGGGCTGCACCCGTCTTTACGCCGTCTGGCCTCAAGCTTGGCCGCGACATGTGGGACGAGATCAGCAAGCCGAAGAACTACGAGACGGTCATGTATCCGTTCGAGTCGATGAACCGTGACCTTTACGGTATGCGACTTAGCGAGGTTGTCTTGCTTACGGCTGACACTGGTGTCGGTAAGACTTCCGTCGTCAAGGAGATCGAGCACCACCTATTGGCCGAAGGTAAGTCTGTCGGCTTCCTACACCTTGAAGAACCTAACGCAGACACTTGTATCGGCCTTATGTCGATTGCTGCAAACAAACCATTACATCTACCCGATGTACGAGCAGAGGTAACTGAAGATGAGTTCCGTACTTATTATGATGATACTATCAATAATGACCGCGTTGTTATCTGGGATCACTTTGGGGCTAACTCTATTATCGAGGTCCTCAACAAGATTCGGCATATGCACAATCTTGGCTGCAAGTATATTGTTGTTGACCACCTCAGTATCATTGTCAGTGACCAATCTGGCGATGAGCGCAAACAACTTGACGAGATCAGCACTAAGCTCAAGATGCTCTGCATGGAACTCAACATTGCTGTCATGGCCGTCATCCACCAGAATCGTAACGGGCAAATTCGAGCATCTGCTGGACCCGAACAGGTCGCTAACATCGTAGTCAAGTTGTTCCGCGACAAGGAAGACCCCGATCCTTGGCGGCGTAACGTAACCAAGCTTGTTTGCCAGAAGAATCGCTTCAGCGGTAAGACTGGGCCGATGAGTTGGTTGTGGTATAATCCTATGTCGGGCCGTCTCATTGAGTTGACGCCAGAAGAGGTCGGCAAGTACGAGGCGGGTGGCGGTGTAACTAAAGAGGAGCAATGGTAATGAGCGACAAGTTTGCTGACTTGATGGATACGTTCGACACAAAAGAAGAATGGGAGGGTTTCATTGACTCTACTCTTGGTGTGCCTATGTCTAGCAATCCTTATGCAAATGATGTCTTGACAGAGGTGGGTCTACTATGCTATAATAATTGGGAGTTGGGCTGGAAACGCCGGTACCACAATGATGATGGATTGTAAATGTATTTAAATCATAATGATCTCTCTAAGTACTTTGTTTGTGACATCGAGACTAACCCTCTCCCTAACGTAACAAAGATACATTGTGCTGTCGTCAAGAATGTTGCGACCCTCGAAGTTTTCAAATTTTATGGTGAAAATTTTTACAAGGAGTTTAAATCTTTTGTCGACAAAAACAAAGACGCCTACTGGGTGGGACACAACTTCCTCTCGTTTGACGCTTATCATACCAATCGTCTTGCTAGTATTGTTTTTCCCGTTCATCGTATCGTTGATACTCTCGTTCTTAGTACTCTATACCATCCTAACATGCCTAACGGTCATAGCCTTGCGGCGTACGGTGAGCGACTCGGCTTCCCCAAAGACAACTTCAACGACTTCTCGCAGTTCTCACCGGCCCTTCTAGAACGCTGTGAGATCGACGTAGAGCTTAACCGTCTTGTCTTCCTTGCGTTGACTAAGAAGATGCGTACGGTGGGCTTCAGCGAGCGTTCCTGTGAGATTGAGCATAGGGTTAGAGGTATCATTGACCAACAAGAACGTAACGGTTTCTTCTTCGACGTCCCCAAGGCCGATATGCTGTACGCCAAGCTTATCAATCGCAAGGACGCACTCGAAGCAGACATTCACAAAATCTTCCCGCCAACCCTAGAGGAGTTCAAACGATATGCTAAGTCAACTAAGGCTGATGGTAGCCCTACTGCTACGTACCTTCGACATCAAGAAGAGTTTCCCAAGCTATCCATCAATCGAGATGGAACATACACTTCGTACGCTTGGAAAGAATTCAACATCGGGTCGCCATCGCAACGACTTGAGAAACTATTAGACCTTGGCTTTAAGCCGACAAAGAAGACAAAGAATGGAGGCCCTAGTGTCGACGAAGAAAGTCTCATTGAGTTCGCTAAAGAAAGTGGCATCAAAGAGATCAGCTACATTGCTGAGTATCTTGTCACCTCCTCAAGAGCGTCCTCTGTCCGGTCATGGCTCGATATTTTACATGACGACTCCCGTATCCACGGACGAGTATATTCGTGCGGCGCTGCATCAAGGCGTATGACACACAGCGCACCTAACACGGCTAACGTAGCCTCTAACGAGGCCATGTACGGTCGTGAGTGTCGTGAGCTATGGCGGGCACCAGAAGGGCGTAAGCTCCTTGGGTACGACGCTAAGGCGGCACAGATGCGTTGTTTCGCACACTACCTACCTAACCCACAAGATGGTGTACGATTCTTTACTGAAGGTCACGACCCTCACCAAGAGAACGCTGACATCATTGGCATCACACGAAAGCAAATCAAGAATGTCTTCTATGCAAATCTCTTTGGAGCCTTTCCTCCAAAACTCGCATCGACTGCAGGGAAGGTGGGAACTTATAAAGAGCTTGAGGAATACGGAACCTGGGTTCAAGCAGAGTTGTTCAAGGTTACTCCGGGCTTGCGAGAGGCAACGGAATCAGCTCGTGACGAACAGAGAGCTACTCCAGAAGGCTGGATGCGATGCTTGGATGGTGGATACGTTAGAGGGCCGAGCGAACATGCTGCGCTCAATTATCGTATCCAACCTGCGGAGGCTGTCCTAATGAAACAGACGGCCATCTTTATCAACGAACGATCACAACATCTAGATCACATCAAGGTTGGAGACATTCACGATGAGGGACAGCACGAAGTTAGCGGACGAGACGCTGAAGAACTGGGACGAATTGCAGTCCAAGCTGCAAGAGATGCGGGAGAGTCTCTCGGCTTGCGAGTTCCTTTTGACGGAGATTACAAAATCGGCAACAACTGGGCAGAAACACATTGACAATATTTGAGAATGTGGTATACTATAAGAGTAGAGTTAGTTTAAACAGAAAGGTAAGACCGTAATGGCAATGATTCGTGGTACTGCACGCTATGCAAAGATCGTTGGTGCTCCCGTGGAGGGCTTTGATGGTGGTGAGAAGAGTAAGGAGTGGACATTCGATCTCGTCGTTGATGAGGCGACAGAAGAGAAGTTGGTTGCGGAGGGTATCGCCCCCACTAAGTTCAAGAGTGATCCCAAGTCTGGTGAACGTTACATTAATTTTAAGCGCAAGGCTTATAAGGCTGATGGTACTGCTTCGAAACCGTTTAAGATCGTTGATGGCCGTGGTGTCGACTGGACTGCCGGAGTTCTTATCGGTAACGGTTCCATCCTTAATGTGAAGTACAACATCAACGAGTGGGAGTTCGGCAAGAAGAAGGGTAAGCGTGCTGATGCAATCGCTATCCAAGTCTTCGAGCATGTTCCCTACGAGAATGGTGGTGAGTCTTTCCCCATCAACGACAAGGCAGTAGCAGAGGCTTGGTAGTTTGAAAAACATTGACGATCTAATCCCAGACATTCATGCGTTGTTTGACGCACCTCATGAGTGTAACGAGGATCGTCTTGCCGAGTTCGGTCAGGCCCTTTCAGCAGTGATCGGGTCTCGACTGAAGGAGGTACGTGGGCCCAACTACCTGCGTATCTCCAACCTCGGTAAAGGTGATCGACAACTATACTACGATATGAAGACGGATGCGCCGCCAGAAGTACTTGACGCACACACAAAGATTAAGTTCTTGTACGGCGACATCCTTGAGTTGATGTTGATCTTCCTCGCTGAGGAGGCTGGGCATACTGTCGAAAACAAACAAGCGAAGGTGAATGTTAATGGCGTTCTGGGTAGCATGGACTGCACTATTGATGGTGTCCTTGTTGATTGTAAGTCTGCAAGTACTTATGCTTTCAAGAAGTTCAAAGACGGTACCCTCCCCGACAACGATTCCTTTGGGTACATGGAACAACTCGCCGGATACTCTAAAGGTCTGGGAGACGTTGATGGAGCTTTCCTCGCCATCGACAAAACCCTCGGACACATTGCTTTATCTAGGCACTCCACTGAAGAACTTGCCGCTTATAAAATCGAAGATCGAATTGATCACATCAAGTCAGTCTTGGAAGGCGATGAGTTACCCGAGCGATGCTACGGACCGGAGGAAGACGGCAAGAGTGGAAATCTTGTCCTCGGGGTCAATTGCTCTTATTGCCGTCACAAATTCACGTGCTGGCAGGATTCTAATGGCGGCATTGGAATTAGAACTTTTATCTATTCGACAGGGCCGAAACATTTTGTAAACGTATCCAAGGAACCTAATGGTCCCAAGGAAGTAACCTTTTAAACGGAGATATATCATGAGTAACGTAACTGGTATTGGTAGTGATCGTATTGTCGACCTCAAGGAACGTGTTGCCCAAAAGCAAGACGCCGAGAAGATTAAGAACGGCGAGACGGGTGGCCCTAAGCTGCAAGAGTATGACTTCTACCTGCACATGAATGAAGAACCCGTTCGTGCGTATGGTCTGTTGATGATCAACGGTTCATTCGCCGCGTGTGGTGTCCCTACATCAGACGGTTCGGGCATTGACTTCAGCTTCGCTGCACCTTTGTCCAGCGTTGAGTACGTCACGCCAGCCTTTAACATTGTAGCGGCTGTTAACTAATGGCCTTTAAAAGTGGCTTTGAGCGGACTTTAGATACTCAACTGAAGAAGGCCAAAGCCGCCTACAAGTATGAGTCCCTGACCCTCGACTATGCCATCCATCACAAGTACAGACCTGACTTTGTATTTGATAACGGGATGATCATCGAGGCGAAGGGACGGTTCATGCCGGGGGATGCTGCAAAGATGCGGGCGGTTAAGGCTGCCCACCCCCACCTTGACATACGCTTTGTCTTTATGTCGGCTCACCAAAAGATTGGTCGTCAAAAGCAAACGTACGCAGAGTGGGCAGATCGTTACGGCTTCCCTTGGGCAGATGGAGAGATACCAACAGAATGGCTAACGTAATAACTAAACAACCTAAGATTCATCTCATTATCCCAGACTCTCACGCACACCCCGACCACCACAATGAACGATACAAATGGTTAGGGCACCTTATCAACGACGTTAAACCTGACACGGTTGTTGATATTGGAGATTGGTTTGACATGTCAAGCCTATGCTCTTACGACAAGGGCACTAAGGGATTTGAAGGTAGGCGTTACAAGAAGGATATCGAAGCCGGTCTTGACGCGCAACAAAAGATGATGGAAATCATTAAGCGACAAAAGAAAAAGCTTCCACGTTTCATAAGGACATTAGGCAATCATGAACACCGAATCAATCGAGCTGTGGATCGCGATCCAATCTTGGAAGGGACAATTGGTATTTCCGATCTCCAGTCTAGAGAGTATGGATTCGAAGAGTTTCCGTTCCTTACTCCTGTCGAAGTTGACGGAGTTACGTACCAGCACTACTTTGTCAGCGGAATTATGGGACGACCAATCGGAGGAGAACGTCACGCTCAAGCTCTCATCCTTAAGCAACTCTCAAGTTGCACACAAGGGCATAGTCATCTCTTCGACTACTGCGTCCGATCTGATGTCCGAGGAAACAAAATACATGGATGCGTGGTTGGAGTATATCAGGATTATAAAGCAGACTTCGCAGGACCAGCAAACGCCATCTGGAACCCCGGAGTCGTGATTAAGCGAGAGGTTGCCAACGGTTCATACGACCTCGAACACGTCTCGCTAGGTCAGTTGAAGAGGCTCTATAGTGATGTTAAATGAAGATGAGTACGATGAGTTCCGCCGCCGCGTCATTGAGCGTTATGATGTTTATGATTTGGTGGAGCTTCTAAACCTTCGGGTCGAAGACTGGCTCGACAACACAACCGGTTGGGAAGACAACCAAGAACTTAGAGAGGCATGTGGCATTGACATTCCAGACGAAGAGTGATGGTGGTTCAACAGACTACTATGACATTCCA